GATTGCAGAATTAGAAAGAATAGAGGCTGAACGTATTGCTGCAGAAGAAGCAGAAGCTGCAAGACTAGAAGCAGAAAGACTTGAACAAGAACTGCTTACACTAAAGGAGCAAGATGAAGTCAGCACTATCGAGCCTGTTATTGACCCTGTGCCTGTTAACGTCCACAACGACTAGTACAGAAATAAACACAGGAAATATTCTTAACAACTCCACTTTTGGAACTGGCAGCACTACAACTACAACTGGTTGGTCAACAGACGGTGATGACGGTATTCATACTCACGGTGCCTGGAATGGATTTCCATATGAAACAGGCATGGACAGCAGTGGTGGTGTATTAGCATTCGAAGGACATGAAGAAGACAATGTATACCAGGATGTAGATTTAGTTGATGATGGTCACTTAACACAATCACAAATGAATCAAGGTTTTACCTCAACCATGGGAGCAGACGTATGGTTTTGGAACAACATAGATAACACACTTACTCTTAAACAAACTATTACAGGAGCTGATGGTTCAGTATCTACGCAAGTTAGAGAAATAACTGGCACCAGTGGTTCAACTGGCAATAAGTTTACTAATTATACAAACGTACACATCGAGGGTTCAAATACACAAACAGATATTACAATTAGAGCAGAGTTATTTAATGAAACTTCAGGTACAGCTTATGACAATTCTCATCGTGGACCAGATGTAGATAACGTTACATTAGATGTAACATATCAAAATGTAGCTCCTATTAACGAAGATGCACAAGAAGCTATAGATGACATAGAAGACAACATACCTGACATACCTGACGATATATTTGATGAACCAGATTTTATATTTGAGGAAGAATATTTTGTTTGGGAAGAAGATTTTTATTTTGATGATAGTTTTGCAATAGAAGACGAATTCTCTGTTTACGAAATGCCAGAAGAATTTGAGATTATAGAAATGCCAGAAGAATTTGAAGAGATGGTAATGGAGATGCCTGAAGAGATGACAATGGAAATGCCAGCTGACATGGAAGATGCTTTTGCTGTAGTGTCAGATGATTTACCAGAAATGGAGATGACAGAAGAGATGGAAGAAGAATTTGTAGAAGATGAGATAATAGAAATGGAGGAAGAACCTACAGAAATAGCCACAAACGAGGAAAGTGTTGACATGGAAGCTGAAACAGATGAGAGTGTAACAGAAATGCCTAGTGAAGAGGCAGAAGAAATGGAGGTGGTTGAAAATGAAAAACCCCAAAAGAATGAAGAATCTTCTGAAAGTTCTGAAGAAGCATTGGAAGAAGAGTCGGGATCGGAAGAAAGCGTTTCAGAGACTGTTGAGGATGAGAAAGAATCAATGGCGGAAACAGATGTTGCTGACGGAGGAGAAATTAGAACCAAAAATATTGAGGTCAGTAAGACTATAAAAATTAAAAATGTGGATATTGGCGAGATAAAAGTTCAAGTCAATCCAAAAGATATATTTAAGGAGGTCGTAAGTTTAGACTCCTACGAAGGTAAGGATTTCTACAAAGACAACGGCCTCCAATACGAAGTTAACGACAGCTTTTTTGAGCAAGCTAGCATGATTCAATACAACAAAGAAATATACAGTAACATAACGTTGATAGCGTACGTGCAAACTGACCCTGTAGAGATACAAAGAAGGCAGTTAGAGGATTTGGCTATACAAAAAGCAGGCATTATGATAGAACTTAAGCTCTTGAGAGGAGAATAAAATGAAATTAATAGAAAAATTGTCTACATATGCTGCACTCCTTGGCGTCATAGGGGCCATTGGCGGAGGTTTTTACACCTGGGGCCAATTTAACTCACGTCTTGATGCGATAGAAGCAACACCAGCTGTTGATTTATCTTCATTACACGCAAAAGATAAAGAGATTTCCAAGAAAGTTGATGAAGCTTTATTATATGCAAATGAATATAAAGTAGATTTGATAGACAGAATTAAAAAAGTAGATGACAAAATTGTACCTGTTGATTTAACTAAAGTGTTTAAAGAAATAGGTAAAGTAAGAGAACAGATGGCTATGATAGATATACCAGAGGCAGCTGATCTAACACCGATTTCTAATGCCATAAAGGGATTAGAATCAGCTCTTTCAGAGCTGTCACAACAAGTAGCTATTGCCCTAAAAGAAAATGAATTGCAAGATATTCAAATAAAAGAAATAAAGGCATCAAGCAGTAACCCCTTAAGTAAATAGGAGAACTTATGAAAAAACAAATGAAGAAAAAAAGCAGCAAAGCTAGTAAGTTTGGAATGCTTTCTGTAAAGGCAGGAATAGATAAAAATCCTAATCCTACAAAAGCAGATAGAATTGCTGGCGCCAAAAAAGGCAAAAAGAAAATGATGGGCGGAGGTATGATGAAAAAAGATCCTACAGCTGTCGGTTATGCAGAAGGTGGTAAAGTCAAAAAAGGATACCACAGAACCAAGGACGGCAGAGTAGCCAAAAAAGGTTTATATTATTATATGAACAGAGCAAAGAAAAGAGGAACAAGTAAACCTGGTAAAGGTACTGTTACCGATAAAGCTCTAAAAAGATCTGCAAAGACTGCTAAGAAATAGCATACTCTTTAATTTTTTTTAACATGCCATGGACGCCGTTGTTGCGTCCTGGCGTTAATATTGTCTCCAATTTTAAAATATTAAATTCATCCTGATCAAAATTTACTATCTCTTTTGCAGTAGATCCACTGTAAACATCAGCAATTAAATTTACCATACCCTTACTAATTAATGCAGCTGAATCTGCAGTAAAATAAATTTTATCTTCTACAAAATGCGGAACTAACCAAGTTTGTGTTTGACAACCTTGTACTTCAAATGATTTTACTTTGTGTTCTTCATCAAACAAATTAGAATTTTTACCAAACTCCATGATCCAAACAAATTTGTCTTGGTCACCGTCTATATTATTTAGAACTTGTGCGTATCTTTCTAGTTTTCTTTTTATCATCTTTAACTTCTTTCATCCAACTTTCTTTAGGTCCGTAATAATATGCTGTTGTTTCTTCGTATGGATATACTTTTCTTTTTTCTTTGTAAGTTTGTAAAATATATTTAGACATTACAAGTCTCCAACATTTTTATGCATGCAACTTTATCTACAGATGTAGGCAAAGGTTCAAGGTCCTCGATTATTATTTCGTTGTCATCTTGCATCTCATTACTTTTTATGTATGAACAACCTGAAACTAGCAAAAAGAAGATAAAGAAGTAAAAAACCATCAAACTGCCCCATAGAATCACCCGGGTCATCCGTTTAAACCCCGATAGCGGGTCGTTTTTGGCCTTTTTTATTTCGCGGAATTCAGCCATTTCTTGGTCATAGGTCCAAACAGCCATTTCTTCGTTTTTTCGCCATTGATTAGTCATTTTTCCTCCTATCTGGCATATTGATTACATTTGACTCCTCTTTAAAATTTATTTTTGCATTAAATGCAATTGTAATACGTTGTCTGTTACTTCTATTTATATCTACGTCATGTAAAAGATAAGATGGAAAGCAAAGTACATCACCATCACTAGGTGAATGCGCTATCATGTTTGCATGTGGCATGTGATTAGGTATCATACGATACATTTGTTCATGTGTAGCAAATCTAATTAGACCTGTGTTAGCTCCTTGTACATAATACACACCTGATAGATCTGCATCTGCACGGTAGTGTGAATGAAATATATTATTGCTGCCTGTCTCGTTTACATTTGTCCAATAAGTTATCTGTGCATCCATAGGTTTTTTAGGAAAGTAATGATCCATGTATGCTGATAGTATCATGCCTATTGGTTTCATAAGTTCTTGTTCACATTTATATTTAAACATACTACGCCAACAACCAGGATTAGTGCTTATCATACCACCAGGATTATTACCTCGCTCTTTTTCTATTTCTGCCATTAATAAATTATTTAAATTTTCATGATTGTTCCAACGTTTATAAAACAATCGTGTGTCTTGTATTGGTATTTTACTTATTATTTCTGTCATAGTCCTCCGTTGAGCATGCTGGCCCACAAAAAAATATCATTCTATATTCTTGTTCAGCATGAAATTTTCTGTCCTTCCAATATAATAATTTTTTAAACCATTGTCTACATACAGAACATCTAAACTCTGGTCCTTCTCTTAGATCCTCCTTTTTATACTCCACATATACCTTCGCACTCATCTGCAAATTCTTCATCAAATGTTTCACCAAATAATGATGCTTGTTTTTTTGGTTCTAAGAAATCTATATCTCCCAAAGGCTTAGCTGATTTATGTAAATACAGCTTTGCTTCAGAATTTTTTAATCCATTTCTAATTAAATTATCTACTTCTACAGCATCTGCAAAATCCTCTGGGTAATTTTTTTGCATGTTTTTCCATTGATCATTGTGATGATAAGGACAACCTATGCACGATGATTTGCCAGGCATAGGATGTTTTTTTATATCTTTATACCAATTAAGACAATCCATACGAGACATTTTCATTTCTATCAAAGGCCAACGTGACGTTAACCACGGCAATCTAGCATTTTTCATACGCATTGCTTCGTCTGTAGATATACCTATCCATTGTTCTACAATCATGTCTTTAGGCACTCTATGTTTAGGTTTTACACCAAGTAACTCTCTCATTTTCTTTTGTATAGGGATAACTTTATAATCGTGCGTACACTGACGATAAAGCATCCCTACACGTCCACCTTCACGTGCAGCAAACAACGGTGGGTTTGGTACACGTCCAGCAAAGGATTTATCCGCTTCTTTAGATCCTGGTTCTGGATTCGCTGCTTTGATAAGGTCTTCTCTGATGTTTCCTCGCTCCACAGTAATTATAGGACAAATCGTTATTGCTTTTTTTAAATATTCTACATGCTCATACACAAATTTAGGTTCCCACCCAGTGTCAGCAAATATCATATAATCTGGTTTATGTTTTGTTAATCCTTCTTGCGCCATGAGCGCCAAACAGGATGACTGAACCCCTGCACCGAGTGATAGAATCCGCAAGGTCGGCTCTCTTTGTTCGCCTTGTCCTTCTGTGCTGTCGTAATCTGCTCTGTTACCGTTTTTAAGTAAGTTAGTTGTTTTAAAATATTTAGGCTCAACCGTAGCTGCAACTGCTGCCATGTTGTTAAGCCTTTTTTGATCAACTTTCTTAGACATTTGCTCAAGAACTTTTCTCCTTTCGTACTCCATTTGTTCTGAATTAATGGCAAAATTGCTTTTTTTAATCGCAGCTCTAACCTTACCCTGTTCTCTGTATTTACTCATTTAGCATCGCCCCAATTATCTTTTATTTTGTAATCAACATTAGATGGCACTTTTAATTTCATAGACGTTTCCATTATATTTTTAATTTTCACAGCCATTCTATCATCTTTGACACTGCAGTTCAATTCATCATGTACCTGTATTAGAGGAATTATCTTTAACTCCTCATAAATATCTACCATGGCTTTTTTAGTTTGATCAGCTGCTGTGCCCTGTATGAGTCTATTTAAAGCTTTATATGTGCCAGCTCTTTTGACATTGCCACCATATTCTGCTTGTGCCTGTTTTAATGGCATGGCTTTATGAAACACACCAGGATCGTACCACGCAGGTTCATACAAATCAAAACGACATTTTCTGCCTAGCTCTGTTCTTATTGTACCAACTTGGTTTGCCTTATTCATAACAGCTTCTAGCATGCCTTGCATAAAAGGAACTTTATCTCTGAACTCCTGCATTAAATCTTTTGCCTCTTTAGGGGCTATATCTAGGTCTACAGCAAGCTTTTTATACCCCATGCCGTACATCACACCAAGACCTATCGTTTTAGCTAATCTACGATCAATTCCAGCCATTTCTGCTGTCTGTTTGTGAAAGTCTAATCCCTTTACAAATGCTTGTTGCACTTCTTCTGCTCCTTCGTTACCATTTCGTATTGCAAAATGTGTAAGTATTCTAGGTTCTTGTTGTGAATAATCTGCAGATAACCAATACTCTCCTTGTTCTGGTATAAATAATTTACGAAGTTCAGAGCCATACTCATTTCTTATTGGCATTTGCTGTAAGTTTGGTGCGTACATAGAAAATCTACCAGTAACAGTGCCACCACTATCCCCTCTAATTTGATTTATGTGTGCGTGTAATCTACCATTATGTATGTGTTTAGATATGCCATCAATAAATGTTCCTTGCAGTTTATTTAATACGCGTGCTTTTGTTATCATTCTTGGTAATTCGTGTGCGTGTGTATCTAAAAAACTTTGTGTAAAACTAGGAGCACCAAGTGTTGTACGAGGATATTCTAAATTAACACTATCGAATGCCTGGGCCACAGACCGAGCTGCAAAGATCTGTACGTCATGTCCTACAATATCTTTTATTCTTTTAAGGTAAGTCTTTTCTTTGTTTCTAAGTTTTGTTCTAAGTCCTTGAGCTCTATCCATGTCAACTCTAACACCACGCTTTGTCATGTTGTAAATAACTCTTATCAATCTACATTCTACATCATATACAGGCTCTAACGCATCTTTCTTAATCTCTACTAATAACTTTTCATGTAATCTAAACGTTAACAATGCATCTGCTTCAGCATATTCTCCTACAAATTCAGCAGGCAACTTATACATCTCTGCTTTAGGATCTATTCCTAACTCATCTGCTTTTGCTTTTAATGTTTTTTCATCTTTGTATTCGCCAAGGTACTCACTAACAATGCTATTTAATGTGTAAGAAAATCTATTTTCATTTAATAATGCAGCAGCTATCATTGTGTCATGTATGTAACCCTTTACTTCTATGCCTAATACACTTAACCAACCAATGTCATACTGTGCGTTGTGAAAAACTTTTTGTATTGATTCATCTTCACAAACATCTTTTATATATTTTAAAACTTGTTTTTTATCCATGTTACCACCACCATCATGTGAAATTGGATAATAGGCAGTAAAATCACCACTGGATATTGCAATTCCAATTACTTTACCAACTTTTCGAGGCCAACCAGGACCTAATGCTTTTAATTCTGTGTCACAAGTTTCTAAATCTATGGCTACAACTTTTTTACCCTTCATAGATCTATACTCTGTAGGGTGTAACCATTCTGCTTTTACTTCATTTTTATTAAATAGATCCACTGTCACCGATCTCCCCTGCTATTGCTGCATAGCCTGCTATGTCAACAAAATTATCTATGTTAAATTTTTTACCTTGATTGTTTCTAGATATCTTTAACAATACCATCATCAAAGCTACGTCTTCAGCAGTTATATTAGCCATAGGTTTTAGTTTATTATCTAAAAATGTATTCCAATATTCTGCTATTTCTGCATGGTTTTTGTAGGCATCTCCATGTGATACATTTCTATCATTAGAGACAATTTCTTGCGCCTTTATCAAGATTTCTTCTTTAGTCATAATATAAATCCTCTTTCTTTTTGTGGATTAATTATATGCAGGGATTGTTTAGCACGCGTCACCCCTACATAAAAAACTCGATTAGTGTCATCAGAATCAACCTCCATTTCATCTTGATTAGCGCGTGATAAATCTGTTACTAAAATTACGTTATCGCACTCACCACCTTTTGATTTGTGTATTGTGCTTAAATTTATTCTTGGTTTTGTATCTAATTGACCAGTTACATCTAATGCTTGTAGATAATATCTATCCTCGTCACCCATAACTTCTTTAAAAGTTTCGTCCCAACTTCTATCTACATTTAATAACCCATGATGCATGCTCAACTCTTCTACATTATATTTTTGATTCTCGTCTAATGTCTTACCCCCTTTATATCCTCTTTCTACACCAACACCAACTTTTAAATTAGAATATATAGCCATAACTTCTTCGTGTGTTATTAAATCAGAATCTAATAATTTTTTCCATGCGTTCACTGCTTTCAATAAATTTTCACTGACAGGAAACTTATCGTCTATGGTGTAAGCTAATCCTAAATTTCTTAAATCTACCTGCAGCTCATCTAACATGTAACCACACGTTGCAAGTGCTAACCAGTTGCCTTCGTCCATATCAACATATCCTGCATGCTCATGATATTGTACAAATCCTTTTTCTTCTCTAGCTTTCCATTCTTTAGGTCTTCTGTTTCTTATTCTTTTTACTATATCTCCTGCCATGTTGTGCACCAGCTGCGGGCATCTGTAGGATTGTTTTAACACAGTTACATTACCCTCCATGTTAATTAATTCGTCTACATCAGCACCCATCCATCTAAATATTGCTTGATCATCGTCACCACTAATGTAAACTCTTTCGCTGTTTTCCCATATCTTTCTACACATTCTCCACTGTAATTTAGATAAATCTTGTGCTTCATCCACAATTACAACATCTAATTTAGGTGTATGTCCAAAATTAACAAATTGTATCAACATGTCATTAAAATCAAATTTACCTTTTTCTTGTTTGTATTCTTCGTAAGATTGATAAACTAGCAACAACTCTCTCCAAGAATAATCAAAATAATTATTGTTGTAAAAATCTTGTAGTTCTAAATCTTGCATTTTAGATTTATTTATATCGTTCATAAATTTGTTGTCAGTTAAAACTGCACCATAATCTGCATTGTAACTTGTTGTTAAATCTATTCCATAATTCTTACTAAACTCTTTCATGTCTGCTTTTGACATGACTTCTGATTTTGACATGCCAGTGTTTCTTTTGCCAAAGGCATGTAAAGTAGAGAAGTAAGGAAAGTCATCATCTGTTAAATTAAATTTTATTTTAGCTCTGTCTATTGCCTCTTGTGCAGCCTTTTTTGTAAAACTAACAAAAGCTATTCTGTCAGGAGGCGTTCCATTTTTTAGTTCCCGGTCCACAATCCGCAGTAGGTTTTCAGTTTTACCTGTTCCTGGAGGTCCTAGTATTATCTCAATCTTATTGTGCATTTGCCGTCCTTTCCCACAAATATAAATTTCATTTTTAATTTTCTTTGTTCTTGTGTAAGTTGTCTGTGTATGCGAGTTCCAGGTTTCCATGTCTTGCGATAACTTTCACTCTTCACATCATATATCTCAACCCTGCCTTGTTCATCTATTGCTATAAGATCTGCAGGACCTAAACCAAATAAATTTTTAAACACAAAAAATCCTTTTTCTATTAGATACAGAATAGCTATCTGCTCGCTTTTCATTCCTTTCTTTATTTTTGGTAATTTAAAACGGCGTTGCATTTTGTTTCCTAACTTCATAATCAGAATCTTGTTCGTCAAAGGTAGGCACACCCCATGTGTTAACACCTTTACCTTTTAGTTTCCAAAATTTATGCTCACCTTTTATTTTACGCAACTCTGCAATTATTTGTCCTGTATTGCTGTAATGTGTAAATTTATTTCTAATTAAATAAGCATGTAAATCTTGTAGTCTAAAAAATATTCTACCATTTTCTGTATATGGTTTTCGTAGTAACAAATCTTCTTTTATTAATCCCTGTGACCGGCCAGTACAAAACTCCTGGAGGTGAGCTAAAAACTGACCGGAAACAGAACCATCGTTGGACACTGGTATCCTAAGAGCTGTTTGCATCTTAGCATTTACCAATTGTTGCCAATCCGATGATTTCATTAGAGGCGGCATCATAGTAAGAACTTCCATGCACCTCTTCTGAAACTTTGTTTGTATTTGTAATTCTTCTGTAGTTAATTGTATTTTTAAATCTTGTTCTCCTTCATCTGTAGGTATTTCTAAAAACCATATAGGCGGCTCTGTTTCTAATTTAGATAAAGATCCTAATTGTTGAGATACATTTTCTGCACCAACTCCATGTTTTCTAGTCTTGCATAAATTTACATTACAAAAAGAATTTATAGGCTGATCCTTACATTTGTATTGATAGCCTTTTTTGTTTAATTGACCTACAACAGTAGCAACCTCTTTATGGTCTAAAGGGGGTTGCATGTATTTTTGATTGTACTCTTCTAATAATCTTTCCCAATTGTCTGGATCAAATTTCTTTGTATATACACCAATGTTAAACAAACCATTGTTGCGTGTACCAGGAGGAAAACCTTGCCCACATAGAGCCTGAAGACAAGGGGGACCGTCTTTTATGACTTCTTCTTCATTACTTCTTCCTATGGTATCTATGTCGTCTACAACGTTTCTATCATAAACTTCATAAAACTCTTCTAGAGTAGCTGCTGTTCCGTTCATTTTCAATGCATAACGAACTGACTTGTTGCCATTGTAATATGGCAAATTTAAAAAATTACCTAGATCTCCTTTTTCAAGAGATATGCTAGATTGTTTTGGAAATATTTCTGATTGTGAATGACCTATTAATGCAGCCATTTGTGTTAACTTGTTTCTAATTAATTTAGATGCAATTGGTTTTTTTAAAAATATAAATAAGTGTGCACCACCACTTTTAGATTTACAATATACTAAAGGTAAATTTAATTTTTTTATTTTCTTGAAAAGTAAAGTGTGATCCAAAGGATAATCATCAATGTCAATACATCCCCACTTAGAAGTATTATCAGCCCTAATAGGAATAATCCCAAGAGACGGACCCTCGCCCTCCAAATGTTTTTTCCAAAGTTCATCAACAACCTCCTGTCTTACAATATACGATTTACCTTGCTGCTTACCGTCAGCACGCGAACCGTTAGGTTGGTGCTGACCATAAGCTACGTCTAAACCTTCAAAAATAGATTTAAATTTCTCAACTTCCACGAAACCTCCAGATGTGGAAAACTACCTAAAAAGGTGCGTCTTCTGTTTTTTGATTGGTTTCGTTATTTATTAGTTTTGGTTCTTCAGGTTTTGCGTCAACAGCACCACTAGATGCAGATTGAGCAAAAGCCTTACTATCTTGATAGATGGAAGGATCAGTAACTTGATTGCCTTTGTCTATTGCAAAACCAAACCAACTACCTCTGTCGTTAGATTCACTTACAGTAGATAATTTGTAAGTAAAAGCATAGGTAGGAGGAGTAAACATCCCAGATGGACCCTTAAGTTTTTGTGATAACATTAAGCTGTTCCATCGTCTGCTTTTTTTAAGCTGACTAGAACTCATGCTAATCACAGCATTTTGGTAACCATCACCGGTTAGTATTAACACATAATGATATGCTGTTTGTACAATGTGATTGCCATTAGGCAATACTTGTTTGTTAGTCATAGGATCACGTGTGCACTGACCTAGAACGCCACTGTCTGCATCGTGAGATGCTATGAACCCACCACCTTGCTCTCTAGGTTTCCACTCTACATATTTGAGTGAATAGAAAACAGGAATGACTTCTACATCTGCAAAGACTTCTTGCGTTACTGTGTTAAAAAGGTTTCCTGCTTTTGCAGAATCTATATATTCTGGTTTGCTAGGATTTACCTGCGGGCTAGATGTTTGCAGGATGCTTATGTAGGGTATTGCTGTATCCCTAGATATATCCAGCTTGTCAAAGCCACTCATAGACTGTGCATCATTTGCCATGACTGCAAGGTCTAACTTTTTTTCTTTAGTTACATTAGTATTTTGTTTATTCATATTTACCTTATTCAGATTTAATTGTTGTTTTTTGACCAACATAAGCGCCAAGTAGTTCCATAGGAAGATCTACCCCTTTCTCATATTGCTCGCGTACGAATGCGCGGAGGGTGGAAGGTTCGACCCACTCGCGTTGCGCAGTATCATATCCTTTCTCATTGAGATCAGATACAAGACTACTAGCTTTCTCATCTTCATTCCTTCCAAAGCTACAAGTGATTTGGTTCTTTACTAAATCGCCAAACCCATTGTTTCTTAGCCAAGTATGTGCAAGAGGTCTATTTTCTACTTTAATAGAAGCTCTAAAATACTCGGAAACTGATAACTTACGACCATCCGCAAGTTTTAATTCTGATAAACCAACTTCAGAAAATAAAGTAGGTAATACTTCTTCTGATAACCTGGTTATATATTCTTCTTTCTTTTTTAATTTGTGTTTAAGATCTGCAATTTCTTTTTCTGTTTCAGATATATCTGTAGCAACTGCACCAATCTTTTCTAATCTATTTTCTGGAAGATCTTTTACGTCCTCCAACATTTGTTTTAATAACTCACTCATTTTACCTCAAGTCTATTTCTAAATCATAATATTGTTTTTCGTTGCGGTCCCATTTAAGCACTTTAAATCTACCGTTGTTAACTTGTGCAGCTATTGCTCCACATAGTGCAATGATAGCAGGATCACCAATTAAAAGCAAGTAGTCGTTATCATTAAATGTGGATAACTTTTTCTTTAACTCAAAAGTCAAAGGTCCAGAGGACATTATCATTTGTTTTCTGTCTGGTAGCATGACTTCTAAATCGCCAAACTTTTCTGCAGATCGGACATTGTAGTCCATCAACTGTGGTATGTAAACTGTCATATTTTTTATTTCTTGATTATATTATATCATATGATATAATGCATTTCAAGAATAAAGAAAGAAATATGTATAAATTTAAGACGAAGCCTTTTGAGCATCAGAAAGATGCATTAAAAAGATGTTGGAATAAAAAAGCATTTGCTATTTTTGCAGAGATGGGCACAGGAAAAACTAAAATAGCGTTAGATAATGCTTGCATTTTATACAACAAAGGTAGAATAGATAGATTATTAGTAGTTGCTCCAAAGGGTACATATATGAACTGGGTCGACTCAGAGATACCAGTTCATGTACCCGATTATATAGAAAAAGAAGTATTAGCATGGAAGCCTAACCTAACAGAAAAATATAAATTACAATTAAAACAAATAAGAGACGTAAATAATTTTAAATTTAAAATATTTATTATGAACGTAGAAGCATTGTCTACAAAAAAAGGTGTAGATGCAGCAAGATTGTTTTTAATTGGTAAGTCAATGATGATAATTGACGAGAGCACTACCATAAAAAATCCACAAGCAAAAAGAACAAAAAATATATTAGGTCTTGGCAAGGAAGCAAAGTACAAAAGAATATTAACAGGTTCTCCTGTAACACAATCTCCTATGGATTTGTGGTCACAAATGGATTTTCTTGACCCCGAGATCCTAGGGCAGTCTAGCTTTTATGCATTTAGAACTAGATATGCAGTTATGATAACAGCTAACGCAGCTGGGGGCACACACAAATACCAAAAGATAGTTAAGTTTAGGAATCTAAAACATTTAGGTGATACGGTTGCACCACACTCTTATAGAATATTAAAAAAAGATTGCTTAGATTTACCAGAAAAGTCTTTTATAAAAAGAGAGATAGAACTTAGCGAAGAACAACAAAAAGCGTACGCAGATATGAAAACAAGTGCAACAACTGTGCTGCAAGGTCAATCTGCTACTGCACTTAATGTGTTGACACAATTAATTAAACTACATCAAATAACTTGTGGGCACATGAAAACAGATCAAGGTGAAATAATAAATTTAAAAAATTCTAGATTAGACGAGCTAATGCAAATATTAGGCGAAACTTCTGGCAAAGCTATAATATGGGCAAATTATGTGCATGACATATTAAGAATAGAAAAAGCTATAAAAGAAGAATACGGACCTACTTCTTATTGTACTTATTATGGTGCAACTAAGGCAGAAGACAGACAACGTTGCATTTATGATTTTCAAAATAAAATGAATGATTGCAGATTTTTCATAGGTAACACGCAAACAGGTGGCTATGGTATTACACTAACAGCTGCCAGCACAGTTATATATTATTCTAATAACTATGATTTAGAAAAAAGAATACAGTCAGAAGACAGGGCACACCGTATAGGGCAAAAGAATCCTGTTTTATATATTGATTTAGTTGCTAAAAAAACTGTAGACGAAAAAATAATACAGTCACTTAGAAATAAAGTTAATATAGCAAAAGAAATAAGTGGAGAAGAATTGTCTAAATGGATTTAGAGCATGCTTTGATTATACAAATCAAGTTTTTTCATAAATGCATCACCGGCTCTTACAAAATTTTCTCCTTCTAATTCAAATCTTTGGAAAGTAAAATCTCTAGAACACATCAACACAACACCTTGGTCTATATCAGTATCAAATAATTTATTATGAGCATGGGCATATGCTGCTAATTGCATTAAGTAATCCTGCACCCATTCTCTTTTCTTTGGTTTATTGCTTTGTTTAAAATCAATAATAGCAGGTCTGCCTTTATACAACCCAACCATGTCAGTGGTACCAGCGTATTTACCAGGATAATACAAATGAACTTCTGAACCCCACACTTCGTCAATATCTTTAAGGCCTTCGTCAATAATTACCTGGGCCATTTTCTCAGCTTGCACGCCCACATCTGTAAGATCCTTGTAAGAATGCTTGTTCACATAATGTTCTATGTATAGGTGGAGCGCCGTTCCAATTTTGGCTGCATCAGATATAATTTTCTCAGCTTGTTTTTCTCCTACTCGTCTACGCCATTGATCTAATTTACTCTTATCTTTAGTCTTGGATAATATTGTGGTAACTGAAGGTAACGATTCACCATCAGGCGTTAAGTACAACCTTTTAGGTCCATCTTTTCTTTTTAAATTTTTGTAGTCGTATTTCTGTACGATTTGCACTACAGCTTATAACATATTAGTCACGTTTTGGAAACGGAATAATTTTTGCCCCTCTCATGGATTCTTGTTTTCTTTGTCTAGCCACAGCTATCATATATCTTTCATGGTCAGATAACTGACGAAGTTGCATATTTTTTCTAGCCATCTTACCAATAGCATCTTGTATCATAGAGTCCATAAATCCTCTGCTCCAAGACCCTACGCCTCCGGTTTCTCTAAACCAATCATCCATAACTTTTCTTTCTTTTGGATTTAATCTAAAATGATTTGCAATAGCAGTAAATGTTTTAGGATTTTTTACTCTGTGTCTTACGTAATTCATAAAAGTTCCAGGGTGCGGATTCATATATCTAGCATAACCTTCGTCCAAAGATTGTGCACTAGCCAGTCTAGATGATTCTGCAAACTCAGGATTTTTCATTACCCTTACAGATCTTTCGTTAGGAAATTTTTGTGCAACTTCTAATGCCCTTTTCATTGCATCTTTTCCTTTCATTTTTTTAAGCAGTGATAGTATACCGTACATCTTTCCCCAAGCGGCCCCTATTTATTCATTTTGTCAAGTTTCTTATTTATATTCTTGACTTCTGATTCTATCACTGCAACCCTAGAATCCATTTTTGATAACATTATTATTGCTGTTTCCATACGATCCATGTCTTTTTCCATTGCATTAATTCTTTGCGAGGTCATACCCCAAGTAGAACCCATTGCAATTAATATTCCTGCAACCCAAATTAAATCTTTAGTTGTCATACTTCCATATCAAAATAATTAAATGGAGGCATTCTGCCTTCGTTCTCTTGTTGTTCTCTCATCTTTTCTTTCATCATAAAGTCTAGCATGAAATCATATAAATAATCTTTTTGTTCATCACTTAATTGTTTCTTTATCGTTTCTTTCATTTGAGGTGTATCAACTATGCCGCCTTCTTCAAATTCAAATTTATATCCACCATAAAAATTATCAAGACCTCTATCCGCGCCAAACGTTAATATACCTGGGCCACTCGGTAATTCATATCCATAAAATTCTCCTGTTATGCCGTCCTCTGGGGTTATTTTTTCAGGTATAAAAGGTTCTACCTTATTGTAACCTTCTTTAATTCCCGTAATAATAGGGCTATCCATAATACCAGAAGGTATTGCTTCTTGAATCATGCTTCCAAGTATATCATTATTTATAATTCTATTTGTTTCTTGTCTGGGTTCTTTTGATATTCTAGGATTAGATTCTTTAACCATTCTTCTCATCATATTACTCATGTCAAACTACCTATGCCTTTGGTAAAAGGATTGTCATTCATACCACTTTGCATTTTAACATATTTACCTTGATTATTCATAACTGGATTTAATTCCATTAGCCCACCTCCTGCAGCGTATTGCGTATTACCGTATTGAGCAGCTAAAGCTGCATCTGTATCACCTGTGTATAGTGCTTGTGCAGCACCAGAATTCATTGTTGGATTTTGCATAATTGATGACCCAACTCTTGATGTATCGTATCCCTGTGCAAGTGGAGCCTCTGTTGATGTATTGCCAGCTGCAGGAGGTGGTGGGTTAGAAAGTCTTCTCATTATACTATTGTTGCCTGGTATATTACTTATATCTTTTACAGCTTCGCTAGGGTTTGAAAGATAATTTAATCCAGGTTGTATTATGTTTTCTGTTATAGCGTCTTTTATTCTTTCAGTTGTAGATCCTGCGGTAACTGCAGCCTGCTGTCTCATGTTTTGTTTTCTTTGCATTGTTTCCATTTCTACAAGATCTGCATCAAACTGCATCCATTCTTCTGGATACATACGAACAATTCTAAACATGTTTTGTAATCTAACTGTTTCTGGTAAATTTGTGTTTAATGCATTTTTCATAACTCTCATAGAAACAGGATTTGTTAAAACTTTACCACCATAGTTGACTAACCAAGTTGCTCCTAACATACTCCAAGCTCCAATGCCCAAGGACCCAGCTGCAAAACCGGCTGCTCCTGCAGCAGCTCTTGATCCAAAAGCTTTTGTAGGCATTACAGATCTAATAGCATTTGAGAATCCTCCCATAATAGATCTACGCATCATGAACTTTGCAGTATTAGGTATACCGTCAGCAAACAATCTTTCTAATATATCAGTTAATTCTTCTAGTTCTTTTATGGTAGGCAATTGTCTTGATTCTGCTTTTAATAATCCTTCTGGAACTTCTTCTCCTAGTATATCTTTTATGCCTTTGTTTACTCCTGTTTCATATAACTCATCGTCAAACTCTTTAAATATTCCTGTTTTAGGATCAAATATTTTTAATTTAGTAACTTTTGGCCCAGGCAATGCTTCACTCATTAATGATTTTAGCGCACTACCTTCTTGTCCAATACCTATTGCACCTCTAAAAGCATCTGCATCAAATTTCATTATGCCTTGATCTTCTGATATTGCTTTGTGAAAAGCATTTCTTATGTAAGTTCCTACACCGTTGTGATAACCTCTATCGCCAACAATTCTTCTTATGGCTGCTAGTTCTGGGTAAGCATTTCTAGGTTTACTCTTTGCTGCATTAGTTACAACTTCGAATAATCCTTGTCCAGCACGCGTTGTGCTTTCATCAATGTTTATGCTAAACCCTCTCTTACTTACATTTGCAATAGATTGACCAACATCTGTTCCGTACAACAACATGCCTTTGCTTACAAAATTATCATAAGCTTGAAACGCTTTTGCAACTTCTGGATAACCCATTTGAGCAACAGATCCTATGTCTGCTTCCCACGCTTTAAATAATCTTGTTATATCATCTGCGTAAGTTGTTTTAGCTAAGGTTGCATCTTCTAATGGTTTTAATAAATCATCCATTTGTTCACGTATACCTTTCATTTGCTGCACACTACGCATAGTGTGTGTTGCATTTCCTGGTAACGGTTTAATTATTTGCTCTTCTAAAAATTTTATAAGTTTGCTTGATACTTGTTGTGGTATTAAATTTGCATTAACATCGTCAGCATATGCACTTACTTTAGGATCAATTTGTAATTTTTCTCTATATTCTTTTAGTATTTGTTTTGCATTAGACACAAGATTATAATCAGAAAAACCTTTACCCATGCCCTCTGCTGCTTTTGTAAAATCATCTTCTAGTTTTCTAGCATAAGCTCTAAACCCTCTCATGTTTGCAGAAGCTAGTTTTGTCCACTCAATGCCCATATCAAAAGCATTTGCGTAAGGTGCAAACGCACCAATCATTTTATCTTTTAATAAATTTACATAAAAATCACTTTGTTCTCCTAAAGATTTACTTATGCCAATACCAAATAAAGGCGTAGGAGCCATTGCCCCTTTAACTGCTCTACCTATTCTGCCACCTGCCATGGTTCTAGACATCATTGTGCCTGGTATTTCTGCAGCTTCAGGAAACCATTCTTTACCGTTATGTTTTACACTGCCAGTTGGACCTAACCAATTAAAAGCTCTAGAGTTAGTAAGTCTAGTTAAAAATTCTCCTACTTTTGGTATTCCAAGTGGATTAGCAAAAACTAATTTTTCTTTAGGACCATCTTTAGGCATCCATCTTTTTAAAATTTCTTGTTCAGCATCTAACAATTCTTTGCTGGTGTATACACCAGGAACTTTTTTATCTTTAAACATTCTAAACGGAACACTTCCAACACCTTGTCTTAATGCATAGTACAAAGGCCTAGCGCCAAAGAAAGCTGAAGTTATAGCTGCATCCCATTTGAATGCGTTTACAGCATTTCCTACTCTTGTTTTTTGATCAGGTCTATTTATACCTTCAGGTCCAAAGTCCATGCTGTCAGGTATTACTTCTGCTAACATAGCATCTGCAATAGATGCTCTACCTGGATCATCTTTCATCCATTGTTTTGCTTGCCCTGCACGGCTCATAATGTCTAACATTACTTCGTATCCATAATCTGCTGCTGCTGTTCCTGTTGCTCCCCCTATTACAACTCCTGCAGTTCTACTTAACCAGTTACCTTTAGAATATTTACCTGAAGTATTTTTAGGATTAGTAAAAAAGTTTTTTCTCATTAATTGTTCACCTTTTACAGATCCATAGATACCTCCACCTAAATACATACCTGTTTCTACTACAGGATATGGGTTAGGATTGTTTGTCAGTAAACCCATACCATCACGCATTGCCAATGTTTCAGGGTCAACAGTTATAAAGTCATTCATTTGTAAATTAGATGCAGCCAATAAATCGTTAGTGCCTTGAACCGCTAAATCTAAGAATTTTTTATCACCAGTCTCTTCATATTTTTTTCTAGCAGCATCAGCTATTTCTATTACCTTGTCTCTTACGTCATCTCTTTTTTCTCTGTAAACTCTAAAGTTTTCTAACTCTGATTGTCTTTGTGCTTTGTCTGCTTTACTTTGTATTAACCAATTCTGTTTACCTGCTTCCCAATTGCTACCTTTTATTCCAGGTATTTTATTAAACAAAGCTTGAAAAGGCGCTGTTACAGGATCTACAAAATAATCTTTTTGAAATTTTCTATTCTTTTCTATTTTTTCTTGTTGTTTTGTTATAGGTATACCACCTTCTGTTCTACCTGTTAAATCTTGATACGCATTTTTATGATCAATAAAAGGTTGAACTGTGTTGGCAAATACTGTTTGTGATGCTTTTTTACTCACTATTCTAACTCCTGCATAATGTTATTGTGTATGTCATTAATATTTCCAATATCTTCTTTTTCATTCATTTGTATGTTACCACCCATTGATTGTTTCCAAGCACCAAATACAGGACCTCCTTGAATATCGTGTATGTATCTAGAGTCTTGTTCTCTTAATCCATAATAAGATGCAACATATTTATCCATGCCTTTTATTTTGAATGAGTCTGGAGAATATGTATACCCTTTTTCATTGCCAACATTTACATCATCTGTAAATCCTGACGATCTTAATGCTTCCTGCATGTTTCTATTTAATTCATTAAATATATAAGTGTAATTGTTTATTACCTGATAAGGTGAAGTAGCAAGATCACTACCTAATCCAGTCATTTTTGTTTCTTCAAATGATCTTCTAAGTACATCTGCTAACATACGACCTGTTGGCTGTCTGTTTCTAGCTAATGTTAAACCTAATGTTGTTTCAAATGTTTTTAATGCAGAACGGTTAGGGTTAGATAACAACATATCAATACCTCTTTTTGTAGGAATGTATGCTGGTTCTCCCGCATCAATTAATGTTTTACCATCTGCAGCATATGTTGCACCTGCGTTAAATCCGTATTTGTTTCCACTGTCTACAAAGAAACCTACTTCTTGACCGTCAATAACTTGCGTATAAGTAGGTGTTTCAAATACTATGTAATTATCATTAACCATGTCTTGTACTAAGTCATTGTTAATATTGCCTAGTTGTTTATTAAAATCTTCTGAGTTTAAAGCTCCGTTGCCTGTAAATAAACCATCGTTTATAGCATCTAATAGAGCTTTTTTAGGAGCAGCTAGTTCACCTACACCACCCCAAAAACCTGTTAAAACATCTTTTTGCCCAATAATTAATGGCATGATATAGTCTGCCATTGTATCCAATGTACGTTTTACATACTTTGCATATTTTACTTGATCATCCATTGCTGCTTTAGATCTAAATCCTGCTTCCCCACCAGCTCCTGCAGCAATATCTATACCTTCTTTACTTGCTGATGTGTCTATGAATGTAAATCTATCATAACCAAAGGCACCGTTAATATCCATGTACTGATTAATTTCTGGGCTCGTACGATAAAATGTACCAACTCTTTGTTTATCTACAACTATTGGATCTCCTGCACTGTCGTAAACTAATCCTCCATCCTTATCTGTTTTGTAAATATTTTCATACACAACTGTAAAAGGACCACTACGATCATTTTGTTTATCCATTTGATCCATGTACAGGTTAAGAGCTGCAGCACTTATTTCACGTTCTGCTTTTCCTTTTTCTACGCCCATTTGGAATAAGGTAGGGGCTGTTGCCATGCCTGCTTGACCAACTATGTCTATAAATCCTCCTAGTCCTGTGTCCATAGATTTACCTGACATTAACGCAGAGCCAAGCTGCATTAGTAATGCCATGTTTTGCATGTCTTGACCTTCGTCACCAGTATCCATAAATTGTCTTATGACATCTTTGTATCCTTCTATTCTTGTTAAACTATCGTTATCAATCAACCCTGCATACAAATTAGATTGTTCTACTAATGCTTGGTCATTTGTTACTGTGTCAGAAACGTTATCGTCATCTGTAAGTGTTTCTTCATTTATATCTGTGCTTTGATCCACAGTCTCTGTGTCGTCTTGCTGTATGTCTGGAAAAGTTGTTATACTACTGTCATCTGTTTTAGTATCTTCTTGTATAGGTGGTTGCTCTACGCTTGCAGGATCTGTTGTTCTAAACAAATCAGTTGTTTTGTTATAGGCATATATAGGTGTGCCTACTGCAACTGCTTGTTTTACTCTGCCTTGATTTCCTCTAGCAGCATCCATGTAATTTTTATAGTAAGGGCTGTTATATATGTTTGCACCTACGGCATCCATTGTAGGTTTCATTTTATACGCAGCACGAGATGCTTTGTCTAAAATAGGTTTAAATAGCGGTCTTAGAAAGGGGCTCATTTAGCCTCCAGTTACATTTTTAAAGCCCTGATATGCAGCAAGTCCAGATATACCTGTTCCTACAGTTTGTGCTAATGGATTACTACCAGGTGCTGTCCCCATAGATACTGCCATAGCACTAGAAGGCATGCCTTGATAGATGTCAGATGTAAATCCAAGTCTTTGATATGGTTCATACAATTGTTGCAAGTTTTGTTGATAACCTGCATCTGCTAGTTGCTGCTCTCTCTGTTGTTGTACAGATCCTGCAGACATTAGTGATGCAATATCTCCTAATTGTTGCTGTTGCTGTTGACCACCTAGACCGGCCATCTGTCCTCCGGCTGCTCCTAATCTCCCCATTTGTGATTGAAATTGACCTTGTGCCATTTGTTGTGCTTGACCGTAATTACTTGCAAGTGCTTGTCCTACAGCTTTAGCTTTTTGCCCAGCTAACTCTGCACTTTGCACTCCTTGTCTAGCCCCTCCAAATGCACCAGCTTTTGCTGCTGATAAATTTGATTGATTTTCTGCTTTTGCAAATTGATCTTCTATACCTGACACTACTTCGTTCATGTAAGGATTCATATAATTTTGATAAGAATTAGGATCATAAGCTGCAGTTGATCCCATAGTATATTGTGTTGCTTGATTTAAATATGGTTGAAATGCACCTAAACCTGATTCTGCTAACCCAAATGCTTTTTGTTGCATAGGGTCAAATTCTGCTACTGGTTGTGTAGGCAATCCTCCTGGACCACCAACTTGTCCTTCTTTTACTCTTTGTTCTCTAGTTAAATCTGAAAACTTTGTTCCAACAGCATAACGACCATCCGTTCCTTTGTATTCATACTCGCCATAATTTTCATCACCTGGTTTTGCGTCAGGATTTACAGGAGCAAAATCGTTCATACCAAACATGGTATACTGTTTTGCAGCATCCATTAGTCCAAGTTTTAATGCTTCTACTTGTGGTGCGTCTCTAGTATACTGCGTTTGAAACGAAGTATTGCTAGGGGAATCGCCGTCTCCAAAACTCATAATATCCTCCTATAAGCGTTCGCAAAATGTTCCATACCTATGCGTTTTGCCATGGCGTCAAATTTAGATATGGCACCATCAGATAGACGTGGTTCAAAACGAGCTTCTCTAGCTCCTTTTATTTTTGCCCACTCTAAAAACTTTTTCATCATAAATATTCCAGTCATTTTTTTTCTATGCTCAGGAATAACATATAAGTCTAATTCCCTTGCAAAAGTTTGTTTGCTAAAAGGATACTCTAGTATTCTTCCAGCCATAAACCCAATTTTTTTATCACCTTCCTCTACAATTATAGAAAAGTAATTATGATCTTTTAATGCAGTGTTAATATAGTTCAATACTTTATCTTCACTGTACTCTACTTCACTCCAATCAGATTCTTTATGGTGATCTTTAGATATTTGTAGTATCCACTCAGAATCCTTAGGACCCATAAACCTCCAATTCATTTGCTGTGATGTTTGCTCTTGCTTTTTGTTCTTCTCCTATGTTCATTAACAGCTTGCTTTAACTGTTTTTTTGTTTTTTCTTTTGCTTGTGCTGCTTTCTTATCCTTACTTTTCATCATAGCATAAGTTCCTGCTGCACCTATTCCAGTTCCTTCTGCTAACCCTCTGCCATAACTAGCTGGTTTTTTCATTTTAGTTGCAGCTGGTAGTGTAGAAGCTTTAGCAGGTTTTCCTTTCATTTTAGCATAAGCTGCTGAAGGAGAACCTCTTTTCTTTATACCACTTGGCTTTACTTTTTTAGCCGGGTATTTTTTTGAAGATGACTTTTTAATCATTTTCTTTAATAATCCTGATGCCATTACATAACCTCCGACATTTGCTCAGATTCTGGATCTAAATAATTCATCATCTGATACATTTTTTTTGCTCCTTGATAACGATTACCGTTACCAAAATTTTCTACAGCTTTAGCTGTCATTACGAATTCACCATCTGATAGTTTTGCGTCTATAAGATCATCTTTTGGACCACCTGGGCCATCGACGGCGCCCCCAGACTCAAGAGAAGCTATGCCACCAGCATTAAACATTGCACCTGTGTAATAAGGATTGTACATTTCTCCTTCTATTATATCAGGGTCAACTCCGTACATAAATGCTAATTCTTTTTTTCTTCTCTCTTTGTTCTTTCTCCAGTTCTCTTCGTTTCTCTCTTCTTGTGTGTCTATATATTCTCCTAATAAACCTGCTCCTTGCGATACTAATGTAGGAACATAGTCTGTAGCTAGATCTCCCCCAATTAATTCACCTGTTGCTGTAGCTTTAATAGGATTTCTTTTTGTAAATATGTTAGCATCTAAATCCATAGGTGCTTGATCAAATGCTTTAAATCTAGTAGCTTGATCTAATACCTCACCAGTGTAAGGGTCAAAATTACTAACGATACCTTCTGCATCACCTAAATCTGTTGGTTGATATATTTGAGGCAAAGCTTTACCATCAATTTGACCAGTTAAAATTTCCATAGGAGTAACTTGTGGAGATGCTATTTTATTAAATCTAGTAACAGAATTTTGTATAGTTTGTTGTGGATTATACACATCTACAGGAACTCCAGATAAAGAATCTTTACTAAACAAAGGTGCTTGAGTTGTTTTTGTAGATGTAAACGGTTCTAAATTTTGAAAATCTGATGATGCTTCGTTAAACATGTTTGCTTGTTTTGCTGCTGACATGTAGCTAAAAGGTATTGATGTAAGTCCTGCATACATTGCAGCTTTTGCAGGGTCTTTTGCTCCTGTTAATGCTGCTGTACCATAACCTAGTGCTGATTGTTTTAATGCGTTTGCCATCAAAGGTGACATGTTTGCAAATAAACCACTACCTTTTCCTAGTGCACCAAATAAAGGTCCTGCTGCGTATCCTAATGCAACTGGCAATGCCATTTGCACTATTGGGTTTTTCATTAATTTTTTTAAAAAGCCCATACTATTCTAATAAACTCGCTATTCCACCACGGTTCATGTAATTTGGATCCATTCCAAATATTCTGTTTTCAAATCCTTTTTCTTTATCAAAAAGATATTCATCTTGTGGTCCATAGTCTATACCAAACTGATCCATTTCTAATACTGATGGTGGTATGAAAGGACCATAATCGTCGTCATCATACGCCATGCTAGCTTGTTGCACATAATCATTAGGATCTAATCCTGCATCAATTAATTTTAATATTGTTCTGTAATCTGAAGGATCAACTGCTACAGATTCCATAATACCTTGTTTGCCCATTGGCATGTCGAAAGCCCCAGTTTCTCTGCGCATTTCTTGTTGTGTCATTCCAGCAGGTCCCATCCCTTCTCTTGGAGCCCTAATATTTGGCATCAAAGCGGGTCGCATTCTTCTTGGCATTTTATCTAGAAAACTGTCTGGGCTAAAAGGACCCATGCCTGGAGGTGGTTTAAATCTTGGATCTGGAAAAGGATTTGGCATTGGCATTGGCATAGGCACTCTAGGCATTCTAGGAGGATCCATTCGTCCACTGTTATAAAAATTAAATGGAACACCGTCAGGTGCTATGTCTCTTGCTCTGTCATCCATTGTGCCAGGTGATCTCATAGGTGGTGATCTTCTACCTAAATCTCTATCTATAGCCATTATACGTCTCCTGATTGTCCTTCTATTATTTTATGAATTGCTGCACTAATAACTACATCTTGTCTAATGTGTTCTGCTTTAGTGTCAGTTGCAGGGTTAGCAACATCGTCGTCAGCTTCTTTAGCCGAACCATATTCCTGTCCTGTTACAGTATTGGTAATAGTTATTTCAGCCGGAACAACAATTTTTGGTACCTGTTCTCCGTTGATCTCGACGTACTCTACTACTCCGTCATCTTTTATAGGCATAATTCCCCCTTATAGCAAGTATTTTCCTTACTGGCAATCATTATGATATTTCCAAAAATGTTACATACACATTTATTGGCTGTGCATTTGTGTTAATTTTTAATACGTCCCCTGCTTCTAAAACATCTGCTCCAGAAACAAAGGTTTTTGAACCATTATTAGCTAAACTAGACTCATTATCTATTGATATAGCGTTGACTTTCATGGTTACATTTGCAGCTCCGCCACTAGCATTAAACACTTTTACTGTTTTTACTATGGTGGTTGTAGCTGTAGGACAAGTATAAACTGTGTTGTCCCCTGTGCTTGTTAATGCAGATATTGTTCTTTTATATGTATTAGCCATTAATTTAAAAACCAGGCAAATGCCTCGTCCTCTTCTCTCAATGTTTCTGGTGTGTAAGAACTATTCAACAACTGTATTAATAAATCTAGTGACTGTATCATTTGATCTATTTGCCCTTTACTATATTCTTGTGGTGCTTGTGGTAATCTAGGTATATTTATTTGTGCCATTATCTCATTCCATCCGGTCTTACGTCTGCACGATAAGTTCCATATCTCCATGTAGTATCAATTGCACTGTTAGATATTTTTATTGATGCTTGTCGACCACGTGCTCTTGTATCTACTTTAGTTGTTGTAGGTGTTACAGTAAAAGGTCCATTTGTAGTACTAGAACTTGTAGGGTACAATTTAAAATTTAATTCTATGTTCACATCTCCTGCTTGGTTTTTAAAATCAGGTATAAATCTTTTTATAGACATTAAATTATCTCCTGCTTGAGGTAAAACAAAATCTCCAGATGTAATAAAAGAAGACAAAGCTAATCCATCAGCATTCTTTCCATTTTCATGACTATATAAAAAACTTCTACCAGCAGTTAATCCTGTTATTGTACTAACAGTAGCTGCTGTGCTAGAATTTTCAAACTCTATTGCTTGAGGGAAACCATACACTCCTTTATCAAACCACGAAGATCTGGCAAGACTACCAACATACCAAACTTGTTCTGCATAATTATAAGTTACAGACCTGTTAATTACGTTAGAACCATTGGAACAATAAAACCAAGTTACCTCATTAAATTCTGTATTTAATCCTGCAAAGGTATCTTTTTGTGAAGCTTCGTCTATATCTTTAAAAACATAATCTTCTACGCTGCAAGGTATTTTTTGCACAGAACCATCAAACATAAAAAAAGAATCATTGCCCATCCAATAAGATCTACCGTTAGATTCTATTGCTGCATGCTGACCTACACATCCACACGCAGAACCTAGTTGTTGAAAACCAAATATAAAAGGAGCACCAATTAATTGCATTTGATACAATGCAGTATCAGACCACACAAGCACAGCACCACGAGAACGTTTTGCTGTTACAAGTTTAGATCCATCAGTTAACCTTTGAGATCCAGCAGTGTTTGTAGATGTAGGTGTCCATTGTGCAGGGTCTTCTTGATCTGACCAACGAAGAAACATATCATCACGAGTTGACGGTGTGCCTATGGTTGTCTCTGTACCAAAACAAATTACATGTCTATCTGTACCAGAAACTAAAACAAATCTACTAGATGTAGGTGCTCCAGAAACTTGTGTTCTATTTGCACGTTGCACAGTTGAGGTGCTTGCAGATGTGTCCCAATAATATAAACTACCGTTAAGTTGTTGTGCTAAAACATCTTCACCCCAATTGTCTAATGACCATTTACCTGAATCAAGCTGTACACTGTTAGGTGCCGCAAGGGATGCACGAGATTTATTCCAACCAGGTCCTCCAGATGCACCACCGTAAGGTCCTGCACCCCAACCATATCCTAATATAGAAAATGGTGGTCTAGTATTTATTTGATACTCTGCTGTGCCTGTTACACCACTAGCGCCATTGCCACTAGCCGCTGCTTTTGCTGTAATTACATAATTGTTTGTGTCTATTACAGATTGTATTTCAAATTCACCTTGTAGATTTGTTGCTGTAATACCATTAGCTGTGCCTGAAACACTGGATATAGTAACAAAATCACCCTCTACAGCACCGTGCGTAGCGTCTGTTACTGTGACTGATGTAGATGTGTTGGTTGTTGTAAAATTAGTTATTGATGCACCAGTTTCTCTTATTGGCGTGATGTCATGAAAAGCTTGGTTTTGATAAACGTATAATTTTTTGTTAGTGCCTGTCATTAAATATTGATCTCCATCTAATGAAAACCAATTTATAATTCCTCTTGCTGCACCTAACAAAGCCTCTGGTGTAGTCTTTGCCCAACCACCTATTTTTTCTGGTAATCCATATCTAAAACGAACATTATCACAATCTACCCAGCGCCCTTCTGCACCGTACTCAGTGTCTTGTTTATCTATTCCAGGTGCTAATTCTATTTTTACTAACGGCATTACTCACCACTTGTATAAAATCTAATCCAACGTTCTGTTCCGTTTATCTTAACTCTTATTGCTCCTGCCTTTGTTCCTGCACTTGCTGTAGAACTAGATAAACTTTTAGAACTGTTAGATGCCGATGTTCCTACAAAATTTGTAAAAGCTTCGTCAGTATCTAATTGCTCTAATTGTAAAACTGGTATTGCACCAGAAGCTGAAGACTGGTTTATATGTAATTTACCGTTTGGTGTTGGAGCTCCTATACTAACTCTGTCAGCACTTCCATCTGTTAACAACAAGTTTTGATCAGTATCGCCTTCAAACCTAGCGTCTACTGCTGCACCTGATTGGTTATACACAAAAGATCCACCGTCAAATGATACATCGCCCGACACTGTAAGTGTGCCTGACAATGCCATGTTAGCTAAATTTTCTGGTATTTGAAACGCTGATGTACCATCAGTGTAAATTAAATGTATTGCACCTGCTGTAAGTGTTACTGCACTACCGCCAGAAGGTCCAAAAGTAAGTGAATTACCAGCTCTTGTTGTAGCATCTTTTATTATGTACCAGTTAGGATTTGCTTCACATGTTAATGCAGTAGAACCTGACAATGTACCTGTTAAATTAAGAACCGCTCTACTTTGTTGGTCACCTGTACCACCGCTAGCAACAGTTAATGCTTGTGATGTGCCAGTGATTGCAACACTTGCATATCCTTTAATTGCATTTTCTATTTTTTCTAAGTTATCGTTTGTTTTAGATCCCCATGTACCAGCGTTTGCACCAGTGGTCTGGAGGTCTAAATTTAATATTGTCGAATCAGCCATATTATCTCCTTATCCTGTTGGAACGACAGTCCATGAATTACCACTAGAATCGTCTACACCATTCCAGATTGTTAGTTTTGGATCTCCTACTTGTGCTGCAATGCTAACACCAGTTGGAATTACAAGAGCAGAAGCTGATACAGTTACTGTTCCTAAACCAAATGTTGCCTGCACACCAGCAGGAAAATATCTTGACTCTAATGTAACACTTCCTACAGCAAATGTCGAGGACACTCCTGTTACAGGGACATTAGCAGAACCTGATACATTAGGGTCTCCTACAGCAAAAGTAGAAACTACACCTGTAGGTTCTACAAGAGCAGAACCTGCTACAGTTACTGTACCAAGAGACGATGTAATTTGTAAACCTGTTGGTATAACTAATACACCAGCTGTTACTACAACATCTCCAACAGACATTGTTGCATCTACACCTGTAGGTGTTACTACAATCTCTGTTATTACTGTTACAGCACCAACATTAGCAGAAAAAGATATACCAGTTGGTTCTACTAATACACCAGCTGTTACTGTTACCGTGCCAAGACTACCTGTTAATTGTTGTCCGGTTACCGCTACTACGGCATTTTGATCGACGTCCTCGGAAAAGGCACGCTCACCGAATGATGCAGCGCCAAAAGTCATTTACAGCTTATCCATCTCCGCCTTAACGGCTGTCCAACTTAATTCGCTATGTGGATTAGTTTCACTTAATACTGCTGTTGGAAAATCTGATTTACTGTTATCAACATCAATAACCCATCTAATTTTATTAAAATCAGATTCACTATTTATTTCTCCATCAAATGTAAATTCTGCATCAGCTTTTAAAGTTTTAATTGCTGAACAAACTTTTTCTGAATTAGTCATTATGCTAAAATCTCCATTGCTGTTATAGTTGCTTGTGTGCTATTAGTACAAATATCACCATTACTATTTCCGTTTCTTTTACAATAGACAGCATAAGTTTGTTGAGATGTAGAACTTGGTTCATGTATTCTTGTAAAACTTATTCCATCATTATGAGCAGCACCATCGGATTTATAGCCAAAATTACCACCAAATTTATATTCTGCACTTCCGTTTCTATATAAAGAAAAATCTAACCCTTCATTATCTGTACCCGCAATAGTAAAAGTTGGAATAGAAATAATAATTAATATTTTTGAACTAGTTGCTACAGGTGTTATATCTACATCTAATGAAGTTAATAAAGCATAACTGCCAGAATTTATTGTTTGAGTACTTGATTTAACATCCTGCACAATTTGACCAATCTTACCAGTATCAACTGCGGAACTAGCAACTGTAGTGCTACCTGTAAACTTTAAAAATTGTCCAGAAGTACCAGAAGTTAATCCTGTGCCACCATTACCAACAGCAAGCGTACCTGTAGTGTTAGTCGCTAAGTTAATTGATTGATTCAGTCCTAGTCTAGTTAATGCCATTAAGAATTACTCCTTGCTTCTGCCTCATCATCTCTTACTTTTCTGTTTTTATAATCTGATCTTGCTAAAACTAAATTAACAAAAGATGTCTGATCACTTGGAATAGGATCAGTAAAAGAAGAATCATCCATCAATTTTTGTGTCCATTCATTTCTAAATCTTTTCCAACAGTTATTAACTTTACCATTCATTGCTTCTTGAATCCATGTATCTATTCCTGCATTATCTGTATCATTGTATAAATCATTAGATAATATCTTTTGTTGTGTTTCTGTTAATGTTATAGTTTTTGTATGATCAGCCATTTAAACCTCCTTTAAAGTTAATTGTTTCATTAGACCGCTAAAAATCCAGAGAACTGACTTCTATCTGAATAAAATTCTTGACTTCCATCTTCATAATTTCTAAATCTCACTAATGCAGTATCACTTGCATCCATATCTGTTAAAACAGATAGATATAACATATCTGCATTTGACCTTGCCGATTTAACTCTTGAATCCATATTTCTATTAGAAGTTTGTAATCTAATATAAATATCGTTACTTGATGTAAAACCAGATATTCCTAAAGTTATATTAAATTGATATTTTCCAGTTACAGGAGCAGTAAAAGTATATGTTGAGTTATTATAATCTGATCCAACATCAAAAACTTCAGTTGCATATTTCATAGTTGATTCAGTATCCATACCAGTTCTTGATTCACCTGTTACTGTTGCATAAAAACAAGGTTGTAATGGTTTATTTATAGAACCATCAGAATTTAATGTCATCCCAGTTCCACTAGACATATTAGTAGTTATGCCTGTTACTCCACCACCAAATCCTGTAGCTGTGCCACTGTTTGCAATAGTGCAACCTGACGGAATCGTAATTGTATCGCCTGACTCCCCTATTTGAGTAGAAGTCCCTGACGCTGGTGTAATCTTATCTACTTTTAGTTCACTTGTCATTTTACGTTACCCCTGTTATTCTGTAAGCACCCCAGTGACCTGTATCTTGGTCTTCTTCAGCGCCACCATTTACATTTTCACTACTGCCTCCATTTTGATAACCATATAATTCTATATAATCATCCGAGTCTAAACGTATAACTTGACCAAAAGCTCTAGTAGTTGAATTTGTTTGAAACTGTGTAAATTTTGAAACTAAAGAACCATTTTTGTAAACTGCAATAATACTTGCAGCAATATCTGTTCCTGTGTCCATTCTAAATTTACCCCATACCCAATACTTACCTGCTGTGCCTGGAGTAAAACGGTAATTGCTAGTATCATATTTTGAATCAGTGTCGTAAACTTCTGTGTCCATTTCCATTTTTGTATAAGTAGTGTTTGCTAAACTTTGATTGCCATTCATGTAAGCTTGAAACGAAGGAGTCATAGTTTCTGCAGTAGCATACGCTGACCCTGCAAGATTAACCGTGTCACCTGTTGTTCCAATATTAATCGTGTCACCTGACTCACCAATAGATATTGACGATCCAGACTGCTTGATAATTTCGTTTACTTTAATTTGTGATACCATTGTTAAAATCTCTCAATTCTTTCTTTGTCAGCATCTAATTTATTTTGCCATGCTGTTTTAACTTCATCTGTCCAATGTTCATTAGCTAAATTTTTAATTTGTTCATCTTCGCTTGATACATCTTGATGAGGGTGAAAAACTTTTCTGTGTCTACCTTGCTCAGTATCTTCAGCAACATGAATTGCTTTAAATTCGCCTATGACTTTTATATCTGATATCATACTCTATACGTTCCATTTAAACAATAGACAGAACCATTACCAAATGGTGGGCCTAAAATTACAAGAGTTGTTGTGTTTCTTGACTGTATAGTATCAAAAGCAGTACCACTTGATTCTGTTTCTCTACCTCTATTAATTGTGTGAATTAATCCTGTTGCAGCTGTAGTAAAAGGTAAGTTATAAACTTCTATATTTCCAGAAGCACTGCCATTAGTAGTTATTCCAATAGAAATTTGATAATGAACAAGGTTTCCAATTTTTGTATAAAACCCAGTCATAGTACCTTTTGCTGAAAAGCTATTATTTGTTGGGTCTGCGTCTGGTGTAAATGTACCAAACTCATAATCATTTAATAAGTTAGAAGCAGTTGCAGAATTGACACCTAAGTAAATTCCTGCATTTGCATTTGCTGGAAGTAAATCATTGTTGCCTCCATTGTTTGACCAGCCTGTAATACCAAAACCAGTAGCGGTTCCTGCATTTGCTAAAGTTACACCAGCAGGTATGTTTACTGTGTCGCCTGAAACACCAAGATTTATTGTAGCAGTATTTGTACTGCCAATCTGCATTGTATTAGATCCTGATGGTGTATCTATTGTAATTGTTTCTAGCTTACTCATACGATAACAAACGTTGCTCCTGATGGTACGGTTAAGGTCGAACCAGATTGTACCGTAAATGGTCCAGCTACAAGTGCGTTGTCACTTGCTGCTAATGTTAAATTCTGTGTTAGTGTTTGCACGTTTCGATATACTCCGTTTATGGTTGTCAGTTTCTCAAACGAGATACTTGCATCTGCTGGAGTACCAGCGTCAAAACTATTACCTAGTAAAATACCAAAAAAAGTATCACTTGATGCTGGTGGTCCTGTAAATGCTATTGTACTACGAGTGCTACCAAAAGTAAATGCGCTATTTGGTTCTTGAATAACGCCAGATATAGAAATTATTAATTGGTTAAGACTTGCTATTTCTGCAGTCTCGCCTCCTATTTGTACGTTAAACTCTGTTGCTGATCCGTTAAATCCTGAACTAATGTCATCGATTTTCTGAAACGCGCCAAAATCTAAACCTGGTCCAATGTATCCCATCTAACCTCCGTTTGCTGCATCCCATGCATCTTGCAGCTCCTTTAATTTTGCATTGACTGCAGACTCTGTTGGTAACTCTGTTACAGGATTATCTACAAGATTTCCATTAACACCAATTTTTTCAGAAAGTTTTAAATTAGCATAAATTTTATTCTTACTGTCTGACCAACCAAACCATTGATTGTCGTGCATTTTTACTAAAGCATCTTCAATATGATTTGGTCTTAAATGTGGTGCTGTCATATTCATTTTATGTATCTCCCATTCTAATAAACGCAACATGGCTTAAAAGATAGCTACTAGTTGTATAATAAGTTGAGCTATTATTTGTATAATATGCAAATTTAATTTTGCAATTTGATGTATCTGTTACATCAAAATATATTTCGTTAAAACCAGATGTGTGAGTATTGTTACTTTGTACACCAGAAACAGAAGTATCAGCACTAGAAAGTTCAGTATAAGTGTTATTATTAATAGTAGTATAAACTCTTTTAGTTATAGTTCTGTCATCTCCGTTTTTATAAACCGACACAGCAAAAGTAATTTTATAAATACCTGTACTTGGAAAAGTAAATATCCCACTGCTTTGTGACATTCCAGTTCCAATTTTATTAAATCCTGTGTCATCAACTCTTTCCCAGTTATTTGCAATCGGGTCTGTTGTTGAACTAAAACCACTTGTTACTCTCCACATATCAGCTTCAGTAATACCTGCACTTACGGCTGCACTAGCAACTGTAGTTGAACCTGTAAATTTTAAAAATTGTCCCGTGGTTCCTGACGCTATGCCTGTACCACCATTCGCTACAGGGATTGTTCCTGTTATTCCTTTTGTTACGTCTATCGTTGCAAATGCCATGTTATACTCCTATTAATTTGTATGCACCAAAATATGTCATAGTTGTAGTTCCGTTCACATTAATAGCTCCACCAGTATCTTGATAAATAAAAGCTTCAAAATAATCAGTAGCGTTTGAGTCAACTACTCCACCAATATATTGAC